GTGCTTAAGGCAAAATGCAATTAGGCATTAAGTGACATTTAACATAGGCTAAGGAGGCAATACAAATGGCATCACTCGCAGAAATACGTGCTAAACTACAAGAAGCACAAAATCGTACATCAGGTACATCAACAGGCGGCGGCGACAACGCAATTTACCCACATTGGAACATGCAAGAAGGCAAGGAAGCCGTGGTAAGATTCTTACCAGACGGCAACAGTGCTAACACATTCTTTTGGGTTGAACGTGCAATGATCAAATTACCGTTCGCAGGTATTAAAGGTGAAACTGATAACAAGCAAGTACAAGTACAAGTTCCTTGCGTTGAAATGTACAACGACGGAACGGCTTGTCCAATCCTATCAGAAGTAAGAGGTTGGTTCAAAGACAAATCATTAGAGGATATGGGACGTAAATATTGGAAAAAGCGTTCTTATATCTTCCAAGGTTTTGTAGTTGAAGATCCGCTTAAAGAAGATAGCGTTCCTGAAAATCCAATTCGTAGATTTATTATTGGACCACAAATTTTCCAAATCATCAAGGGTGCTTTAATGGATCCTGAGTTGGAAGAATTACCAACAGACTATCTAAAAGGTGTAGACTTTAGAATTAAGAAAACATCCAAAGGTGGTTATGCTGACTATTCAACATCACAATGGTCACGCAGAGAGCGTTCTTTAACTGACGAAGAAAAATCAGCAATTGATAAACATCAATTGTTTAATCTAAACGATTTCTTACCTAAGAAACCAACCGATGTTGAACTTAAGGTAATGAAGGAAATGTTTGAAGCATCAGTTAATGGCGAGGCTTATGATATGGACAAGTGGGGTCAATATTTTAAACCTGCTGGCATGAGCCAGGCAACAGGTGATCCTGTAAAACCAAAAGCAGAGCCGGTTACAACTACGGTAAAAGAAGAAGTGGAAACAGTTGAACAAACTCAAACTGCTGCTCCAGCATCTTCTGACAGTGCTAGTAGAGCCCAAGACATTTTAAAAATGATCAGAAGCAGAAACCAAGCATAATAAATTGAAGAGGGGTGCGAAGTTACTTCGCATCCCACTTTAAAAAGGAAAGGACAAGATGACAAAAGCATTTGACGTATCAAAATTTAGAAAAAGTATTACCAAGAGCATAGAAGGTCTTGGTATTGGGTTTAACGATCCAACAGATTGGGTCTCGACAGGAAATTATGCGCTTAACTATCTAATTAGTGGCGACTTCCATAAAGGAGTTCCTCTAGGTAAGGTGACTGTGTTCGCAGGTGAATCCGGTTCAGGTAAATCTTACTTCTGTTCGGCAAATATAGTAAAGGCTGCTCAAGAACAAGGCATCTTTGTGGTATTGGTTGACTCAGAAAACGCACTTGACCAACAATGGTTGGAAGCATTGGGTGTTGATTGTTCGGAAGAAAAATTACTCAAACTGAACATGTCAATGATCGATGATGTTGCTAAAACCGTATCAGAGTTCATGAAAGAATATCGTGCGATGGCAGACGAAGATCGACCAAAGGTATTATTCGTAATTGACTCACTAGGTATGTTGTTAACACCCACTGACGTTGATCAGTTTGACAAGGGTGATTTAAAAGGTGACATGGGTAGAAAACCCAAAGCACTAACAGCACTTGTACGTAATTGTGTTAATATGTTTGGTGCCCACAACGTAGGCATGGTATGTACTAATCACACTTACGCTTCTCAGGATATGTTTGATCCAGATGACAAGATCAGCGGTGGTCAAGGATTTATCTATGCTTCATCTATTGTAGTAGCAATGCGTAAATTGAAACTAAAAGAAGATGAGGACGGTAATAAAGTAACTGAGGTCCGTGGTATTAGGGCTGCTTGTAAAGTAATGAAAACAAGATACTCTAAACCCTTTGAATCAGTACAAGTTAAGATTCCATATGAAACAGGAATGGATCCATATAGCGGTCTAGTTGATCTTTTTGAAGGAAAAGGAATTCTAAAAAAAGATGGTAATCGACTTAAATACACTGACCTTAACGGAGAGACTACTTTAGAATATAGAAAAGCGTGGGTCGGAGAAAAGTTAGACAAAATAATGTCTGATATTACTTCACAACCAGAAATTATAGACAAAGACGCTCCGGAGGTTGAGGAAGAAGCCACTATTAATGGAGAATAAAACTATGCAGGTAGGTCATGAATTATTTGGAGAAATTTGGAACATACTTAGCGATAAGATACCAGAAAAATCCAAACCAGAAGTTGCGAATGAATACGTAAATGCTCTTCTTGATTACGGAATCAATGAATCAACTATCGAATCGATGATGGGAATTTGTACACATCTCGACGAAGCAATCGAATATGTCATTGATGAAGAAGATGATTCAGAAGAGTATGAAGAAGATGAAGATTGGAACTAATTGATGACAAACTGGTATGACAAGGTTTCGAAAGATATAAACAACATTCCTGATGCTGTAAAACATTTCGAATCTGAGTTATTAGAAGCCAAAAAAGAAACAGCAGTTCGTGGCCGTTTGGAACTAGCAGCGGCCACGATGCCTGCTATAGTAGAAACTAGGTTTAGTCAACTACAAGAAATTGAAGCAATATTAGAATACCTTAATATCGAATTGAGGCGTTTGCGTGCCTCTCATTTTAGAAAATACATTGAAAACTATCAAAGAACACTGAGTTCGAGAGACGCAGAAAAGTTTGTCGACGGTGAAGCCGATGTTGTTGACTTTGAAAAGATTATTAACGAATTTGCTCTAATCAGAAATAAATGGTTAGGAATCATCAAAGGCTTAGACATCAAACAATGGCAATTATCCAATATCGTCAAGCTCAGAACTTCCGGCTTAGACGATGCCAATATCTAATTTTATCAAGAAAGATCTAAAAGAACAATATAATCTTGGAGATGATTATTGTACTCCGGATCGATATTTCAACATTACCATTCCCGGACAATTTAAAATAATTGGGGGCGGTGCGTACATCGAGTACGGATTGAAAAGATTAAAAAAATTAAACATCAATCCCAATAATGTGATAGCATGGGGTATCGGTCAATCTGACAAGGACGCAACAGAATTAACAATTGATAAACTGCCTTATCTCTCTTGGGGTATCAGAGATAAAAAGGCATTGAGAGATCCTAACTATTTCTTGCCCTGCGTGAGTTGTTTAAATGATAAAATAATTTCCCAACCAAAATCAAATAAAACATTAGTGTACATCAACGCCGAACACACATTTGATAATAACATATCAAAAGAAAATATACTGGTTATGAAAAATGATGTGAGAATTGATGAATTCTTAAAAAAATGGCAAGAGTGTGACACTATAGTTACAAATAGTTATCACGGAATCTATTGGGGTCTACTATCAGGAAGGTCAGTTTTTCCAATTGGGTACTCTAATAAGTTTTTGAGTGTCATGGAAATCTTTGATTTGAAATTCCCTAATGAGAATTATTATAAACCAAAAAATAAAAATTCTCTTAACGATCTAGTTGCCAAGGGATTAACAAAAGGTAAATTTTATGCTACTCCTTCTTACGAAAAATTTCATAAAGAGTTCATAGATATAAATTTAAATTTTTCAAAAAGCCTTAATAAATTTGGCATAAATTGTACTCAAATAAAGCCTGTTTAGAAAATCATAATTAACTACCCACATAAATACTAACATGAAAATAGTGTTAGTAACAGGTGGTTTTGATCCTATACATTCAGGACATATTTCTTATTTTAAGGCCGCCAAAAATCTTGGTAATCAATTAATAGTGGGCATTAATTCCGATGAGTGGCTACGACGCAAAAAAGGCAGAGAATTTATGCCTTGGGAAGAACGTGCTGCTATCATTGAAGCACTCGGATGCGTTGATCGTGTAATTAATTTCAATGACGATGACGGAAGTGCTACTGATGCTATACGTAAAACAAGGGAGTTGTTTCCAGAATCAGAAATTATATTTGCTAACGGCGGAGATAGACAAGCAGATAACATTCCAGAACTATTTGACGACAATACAGGTGAATTAACATTTGTCTATGGTGTAGGCGGAGAAGATAAAAAGAATTCAAGCAGTTGGATCCTAGAAGAATGGAAATCTCCTAAAACTATACGCAATTGGGGTTGGTATAGAGTATTGGATAATCAACCACAAAATGGATTCAAGGTTAA